ATGCGGGGAACGTTATTTTCGCTTTTGATAATGTCTGTCATGATTTACCCTTTAACCTACTCGATACCAAATTTTATTCACGTTGTCGAAACGCAGACGGAAAAAGCCGTTCGCGGCTAGAGTTGTAGGCGCACCGAGTACGGTCGAGCCATTGCCGTTAATTGTAAGTGTCGCCACTGACTGAGTACAGAAAACTAGAATTTCCTGACGGTCAATACAGTTCGCTTGCACAGGCAGTACAAGCGTTCCTGCAGCGAATCCACCAGTGGGCGTGAGAAGCAGGAAAACACTAGATGAAGCGTTGTTTACTTGAACGGAAAATCCAGTAGCAGACGGCGATGAATACTGCGTGATTTTGTCATCATTTGCCGTGATGCCATCTTGGCAAAAATCCTTCAAAACCGACATAGGAACGCGCCTAGTGTCACCGTTATTCGTGCTGAATACCGGCACTTGGTCTCCGCCAGAAACCGAATCAAGCGCACTTAATTGGTTGATAGTTGTCATTGTGACACCTTACATAAAATCGAGTGTTGAATCATCGCCAACGAGTAATTTATCCACCACCGGCGCAAATGGCTCACCAACGGCATAAGACTTGTATCCGGCACCAATCGGGAAACCACCAGGAATTTCCATTTCTGGCGGAACCGCAAATTTGTTCAGCAATGCGTCATAAGCCATTTTCGCATTTGCTTTTGTTTCTGGCGAAACTGTCTTGCCATAAGACGGAGCAATACGGTTTGCAAGTGCAAGAAATAACGCTTCTGCTGCCATGTCTGGGATATTGGTATCGGTGTCAATATCGCTATTCTGTGGGCTAGACGTAAGCGGGTAACCGATTCTGATGCCCTTACCATTCCAAGTAGCTGCAAGCGAATCCAAACGGCGCAAAGCACTTTCTAACTGGTCTGCAGTTAAATCGAAAATATAAGGCGCAAGCCCGATTTCGTCGAAAGCCTGCTCAATCAATTGTCGCTTAGTCCAACCCATGAAAATCAGCCTTCTGCACTTGCTTTAGGTGGACGGCCACGGCGTTTTGCCTCCGGCTCGTCGGAGGAGATTTCTTCCTCGTTCGTTGGCTCATCTTTTGATTGTGATTTCGCAATCACTTCTTGCAGGCTTACATTCCAACCATCTGCAATGGCCTGCTCCAAATTTGAATCATTGACAATCAAGTAATCAACTTTTGTACCATCAACATCGAGCATCGACCCTAGTTTATAGAGCATTGTTGTCGGTTCTGGAATCATTTTGATTTGCCTTTCATTTTCTTGCCTGCTTTCTTTGCGGCTTCGCGAGCGACATTAAGCGCAATTGCGACAGCCTGCTTTTGCGGCTTTCCTGATTTCATTTCTTTGCTGATATTAGACGAAATGCTTTTCTGTGAATAGCCTTTTTTTAATGGCATTTTCAACTCCAATTAAAAAAAGAGGGGAACTTAATCCCCTCTCTTTTATTACACCGATTACGGCTGACCGAACAGGATAATTCCGGACATTTCTGGTTGCTTGTTCACAACGCCATACAGCGTATCCAGACGGAACTTAGTCTGAAGCGTGTTAATGTCGAATTGCTTCGTCATCACCAGTTCCAGACCTTGGTCGGTCGTTCCGCGCATAACGTCCGCACCAGCACTCTCAGGAACAGCATAACGACCCGGCAGAATTTCCAGTGCGTCTTTTTGCCAGAACGGGTTAACGCTTGCAGTAGCCGTGTTAAGGAACGTGATTGCTGCGCCTGCTGCGGGGGTTGCCGTGCAGTTTTTGTATTGCAATTCAGCGTCAGTGTTACCGCCACCGGAAATGATCGGGGGGCTGATCTGAACCGTGCCGGTACCGCCAGCGCCAGTGACGATTGCGGTAATGCGGAAGGTTTTCAACTGGCCTGTGTCGCCCTTGGTAATTGCGTGGACGTTATTCACGCCTGCAATAGTAAAGGCGTCACCGATTTTCACAGTTCCGGAGGTCACAGTGATGTTGATGTTCTGGAAACGGTTGTCTACGTTGTTCGTCTCGCCAGTACCAGCCGTGCTTGTTGCACGAGGAGTGTAATACTGGTTTGCACCGTTAACGGTCACGGTAACACCGGCACGAACAGCCAGCGAGTTAGCGTAATCCATTTTGAAGGTTTCAAAGCCAGCGATGTTACCAACGTAAGCACGCTCATATGCCGTGGTAGGCTTGCCTACCATGTTTGCACGGTTCGCAAGGTTGCTTGCCATGTTGTTATAGTCACGGCTGGACAGAGCACAGAAACGGTCGAACTGCTGAACACCAGATTCGTTCATCAGGGCATCAGCGGCGGCGATATCGTCAAAACCAGATGCGGCTGCAGTACGCTTAACAACCAAAGTGCCTTGGTTAGCTGCAACGGTCATCAGAGAAATGTTGATATCAGAAGCAAGTTTTTGTTTTGCTGCATCGCCCAGGCGCTGCTCTTGCAGAGCGTCACGCAATTCTGTTGCGGTCATTGCCCAAGGCACGGAACGACCGAAACCAATAGTCGAAGGAACCGACAACTGGGTCATATCCTTAAAGTTACTGGTCATGTTGGTACCGGCGAACGATTGTGCGACATAAGGCATCGGACGCCAAATGACGTTGTTCGTCCGTTCCATCATGGTCTGGTCGGTGTTGTAAATGCTGACGTTACGGGACAGCACCAGTGCATCATTAAAACCTTCGAGAATGTTTTCAAAGGCGACGCGTTCTTCTTTGCTAAATGCGTTAGGCATAATTTACTCCAAATTAAAAAAGTTAAGATTTCCGTTTGAGTTGCTGCTTATACGCGAACACTTTACTGTGGTCACCAGTACGAGCGGCTTCCTCTCTGAGTCGTTCAAGGGTTGAATCTACCGCCCCAGAAATCGGTGCGCTTCCACGCACTTTAGATTCCGGCGGAGGAGGGGAGGCAGTTTTTCGGCTTGTTACTTTCAATTCTTTCTCCAATCCACCGATAGCGATAGCGAATTTCACGGGGTCGTTAATCTCGGAAAGTTCCTTCACCTTCTTAGGATTTTTCCCAAGTGCGTAAACGACAAGCGCAGGATTTTTCGCTCCATGCAGAATAATGCCTTGCTTGGTTTGGTCGAGAGATTCAAGCACAACACTTTCTGCTTCGTCGTAATCCTTCACACGCAGCTGTGTACGCAACCCGTCATAGTTTTTAAGCGTGTTCTGCCATTCTTGCTCCGCTTTTTGCTGCTCGGCTTTCTTGGCTGATTCTTGCTCATCGACTTTGCGCTTGGTTTCGTACCACTGCTCTAGAGCTCCCTCAAACTGCTCTGCGTCATAGTCGAACTGTTCAAGCGTAGGTTTTGCCCCCAATGACAGCGGCTTTTCGTCCACCGTTTGAGTTGCAACTGTCTTGGCTTTCAGTTCCCGATTCTCACGCTGCAATTCTCGGTAACTCTTGCGAAGTTCACGCACCCATTCAGGTGCAGGTTCTTTTTCCTCTTGAGGTGGCGATTCCTCACCGATACTTACGACAACCTCATCATCATCATTTGCTGCATCTTGGCCTGCTTCGTCTTGGCTGTCGGACACCGTTTCATCGACATTTTCGACCCGCTCACCATCGTCAGCACTCGTGACAATAATGTTTTCATCTTGCGTTTCCGCTTGAATCTGGTTTTCGCTTTCTCCGCTTACTGCCGTTTTTACATTCATTCCAAAACCCCATTTAACTCACTCGATTAAGGCCGAGTGGAAACCTTAAATCACATCAGGGGTTGTCCCTGTTGTGGTTGCTGCTGTTGCGGCTGTAACACCGCACCAAATCTGTCGATAACCTGCAATGCCTGACGTTGGTCAATTTCGTCAATCTCGGAAATTGTTTTCATCGTCTTGGCTTGTGTTTCTTCTGCCTTGGCAACTGTCCAAACTGTATCAGCACGGGCTTTGGCGGCTTCTGCACTGGCTTGCTCTGCTGCTGCCATCATGTACTGAGTCTGCGGGTCTGGCTGGGCATTTGCGGCCTGTGCCTGCATCTGCATCATTTCTTCTTCTGTCGGCTTGACTACACCCATATTGACAAGCCTGCGACGGAAGAATGAGCGCACGTCTGCAATACCTTCGCCCTCCATGTTCATCATTGCCATTGCGCCCAATACCTGCAATGTCTCAGGGTCTTGCGCCACTTGCATCATTCCAGTGAGCGCCCGAACGGTTGCAGCCTTCTTGCTGCTGCTACTTGGGCCAACGTCCACCGCCACATCAAATTTGGCATTGGTTAGGTCATTCTCGAAAATAACCTCGCCAGTTTCCTCGTCAATGTTCGGCGTCATCAATTTGATGTTAGACACCTCACCGGTGTCAGTGAGAGTCTTAACGCTGCGACCTTCTTCAATGAATACATCACGAGCCATGCCCAACCAAATCTCGCCCGAGCGTTTAATCGCCTTCGCCATATTCGACATATAGATATAAGCGTGCATATCCAGACGCTGCTGAATCATCTCTACGGCCTTGCCAGAGATATTCGACACCATCTTCTCGCCAGACGGGTTGTGGCTCAGAATCTCTTGCATGTCCGTTTCGGTAACTTGCAATAGTGCAGCCATTGCCGGCGGGATATTAGGCGACTGCTTCATTCCGAGCGGGCCACTAGGAACAATCTGCCCGTTTGCGTCCGTCATCGGGTTAATGAGCAAATACGGGTAGTTCTTGATGTTATCTTCAGACCACATGTTCTGATGCCCCGCCATTTGCTCTGGCGTAAAAATGGGCTTTTCCATGCCGCTGTATGCAGACAACTCGCCGAGTTTCGACAGCTGCATATTCTTCAGACGCTGTGCATCTTTTGCCATGCGAACATGACCCATGCACCGCTCGATATTGTCCACGAACCATCGTTTGCCATATACCGGCACGATCGGAATGCACTTGCCTGCGATATATCCGCAATCCTCGACAATGCCGTTCCCGCTCATGATGTACTTATGAACTTTGCGACGCTTCACCTTCTTAGACTTGACTTCCTTTGCGCCTGTTGCCTCCAGCATCATACGCAATTCTTCATCGTCCTCTAATTCTTCTTCGGTGTAACGCTGCTCTTTCCCGTCAATGTCCTCAAAAACCTTCACCGTTTCGTACACTTCTTCGACACGGTAATACTCAGCGACATAGACAACCTCTGGTGTCGCCCAATCGAACTCAGACGAACTAATGTCTTTAGGCCACGATGATGGATTGTCCCCATATTCGGCTTCATAAGCCTGGGGAGTCATCGAATTTAGAACGTAGCAGTATTTTGCGTCCGACTTGTCTTGTCGCTTGGCATCCAAGTCAAAGAACACAGACGAATCTGCATCGAAAATAGGCTCGATGCGGATCCGCTGATAATCGTCGTCCTCGTCCTCTTCGTCCTCATATTCAGCACGGAGGCGCCACGCACCAAACCCGCCTGCAACCGCTTCTTCAAAAGCATTATCGTAGGCTTCTTCGGCGCAACTGTCCTGCTCGTCTGCCCGATAAAGACCATCGCACACATCAGCCAGTTTATCGTTTTTGCTACCGTCTTTAGCAACAAAATCCACCGTAATGCGGTTGTTTCGGTATTCGTTGAAAATCTTGATAATTGCGAGGTGAATCTTATTCACTTCCAATTTCAATTTATTTTCAAACTGATCGCCAAGTGCGCCCGACCATTGTGCGCCTGCAATAGAATAGAAACGGCGGTCTTCCAAGCACTGTTTACGCTCAGGACGCATAGCAGACTGAATCCGGTCAAAATCGGATTTAGCCTGAGCATGGATATTCGCTAATTGCTGCTCTTTTGAAATACGCGCCATTATGGTCTTTCGCTAATTATCGCCATTATTCACCAACGATTAGACGTTGGCAATGGGACGAATGTATTTGTTTTCTTGTTTAATGGTGTTTTTTGCACAATTGAAATCGCATCGAACATCGGGTCTAACTGGTCATCATGTGCGCCAGCAGGGAATGATGACACTTCATCGAGGAATTCAGACAGCCACGGCGCATCTTGATGTATCAACACGTTACCAGATTCCATGAACGGCGCAGCATCATAAGCCCTCGATACCTTGTCATTATTCCGTTGCACTGGAATTACAGGAAAGCCCTCTCGGCGCAATGTCTGAATCAGCCCAGTTCCAGATACTTTATCTTCGACATACATACCACGCAATGCCGCATTAGATACCTGCGGCCTTCCATCTGCCTGCTGTTTTAGCCAAAAAGCCCTAGCCTGAGTGAGCAATTCCGGTGCTTCCCATTTCCCACGGATCCGGTCTAGTTTCACCGCCTGCCCAGTTACCGACCGTCCCCAACACTGCAAAACCGAATAATCGTTCTGCTGGCTTGTCTTTTGCGCCGTGTCCACCGTAATAAACCGGAATTCGATTACAGGCGGGTAATCGCTCCAATACTTTAGCCATGACGTATTCAAAATGCCACCGCCACGTGGTGCCGGCCGCTGCTGCAGCTGTCCCGCTGTTCCGTATGTACCAAGCGTGCTCTCAAGCTCTCTAACCTGCTGCTCCCCGAATCGCTCTGGGAACATCAATTCGCCGTCATACGTCCTAGGGTCTGACCACCCAATTGACGTTGTACAACGCCGTGCCACCTCAAAGCGCATCGGAATGTACAAATGCACATAAGGCAATTTCATGTCCAGAATGACGCCGCTTGTGTCCTTCTCGTGCAATCGCTGCATGATGACCACAATCGCTGACTTATCACTGTTTACACGTGTCGGCAATGTCTCAGTGAAGGCAATCCGAGCCGCTTCCAAGTGCGCCGCACTGTTCGCAGCATGAGCGGATAGGGGGTCGTCCAAGATAACCCTGTCACCCCGAACGCCGGTCATACTTGTAAAAGAACGAGCCTGCCTGACGCCTTTACGGGTATTTCCGAACTCTCGCTTACCATCCAAGTCCGATGACAGCGCCACATTCCATAGACCCTGATACCACTCCGATTTAATCAAATCACGGCATTTGCGGCTGTCCCGAATTGCGAGTCCTTCCTCGTGCGCTGTTCCAATGAAGCGCATTTCTTGCATACCTTTCGGCCCCCACTCCCATGCAGGCCAGATAACACCAGTCAGGAGAGACTTCATCGAACCAGGGGGGACATTCATCAGCAGGCGGGTTATACGGCCGTCTGTGACCGCTTCCAAGTGCAGGCAAATAGCATCTAACGCCCAGCCCCATTTAAGCGGCTGTGCTGGCTCTAAAACCTTCCAAGCACGTTTAGCGAACTCAGCCAAAGACCGGCGGCAAAGTTCACGCTCTACATTCAAAAGGTCAGTCTCTGTCAGTTGCATCTTTTGCAGCCATTATTTCGGCTAGTGTTTCGGTCGATAACTTGGTCGTGTCAATGGTCGACTTAATCTCAATCGGATTCTCTTTATCGCCAGCCAATTGGATTTTTTCGCCGTACTTTCTGGGGGCAAGTTTTGAAAGAAGCCATTTTCTAGTATCAACCTGCAATTTTTGCTTCTGCACTGCGCCGGAATCAGTGGATCCGCTTTCAGTGCTGCCGACTGGCTCATCTGCAATTTGCAAAGTTTCTTCTGCGAGTTTCTCGATTAAATCTTCTCGCGCGCGCGCATATTTTTCGGCCAGTTCTTTATCTTGGTCAACCCACAAATTAAACGTGCTTTGCGGCAATCCGACTGCTTTACACGCAGCAAATGCGCTTTTGCCTTTTGTGGACATTGAATCCAAAATTGATTCAATCATTTGTTCTTTTGTTAATTGGTCATATTTTCTTGTTGCTCTTTTTGATTTTTCATTAGCCATAATTAACCTTTTTCAATTAAAAAGTGCCAGCCTTTTTAGTCGTGCAAACAGTTTGACCATTCGGCAATGTCTGGCACGTTGTAATGTAATTAGCCAAGCAATAAGGCGAAATTACAAAGCACAAAACAAAAATAATTTTTTTCATATTAACTATTCTCAGAAGTTAAACGATTTGCCACCAAAGTAGCGTAACCGGCAATATCTGCCCAATGATCTACATAATCAGCATTGCCATTCAAGATTCGGGCGATTTTATGGGCGATCATATCTAGCGCTTCTTTCTGGT